ACTTGCCATACAACCTCTTTTGGATAAGTTCAGGGTCTACCTTAGGCATGATGGTGGCTAGTTTATCAAGGGGGTTACCGTCATATGCAACACCGCTGATGTCGTTTTTAGTCAACCAGTCACAAGCTGCTTTAAGATCAGCAGTAGAGGCTTCACCGCTCTTGATTCGGGTTAGAAGCTCTTTGGTGACAATGTTATGGAGTTCATTAAACATATCCTCCGTTGCTTTCTTGTTAGCCATTACGTAATACGATTTGATCTAGTTTATTTTCGATGCGAATCATGTGATCCTCCATCTTTTGTAGTGCATTGGCTAGTTCTTGTCGTGGTACATACTTCTCAGCAAGACGTAACTCAATCTCGTCAATACGTTTATCGATACGATCCATACGTGAGTTTGTTCTACTACTAAGGGAAGCTATGCCACTACCTACACCAATAACAAGGGATGCAACTCCCGTAATAATTGCCTCAACCATTTTCCTTTAGTAGACGTTTTAATTTGGTGGCATATAGTGGATCAGTTGCATATCCTTCTTTCACCAACAGTTCAGCGCATTCCTCAGGTGTAGAGGCACGGTTAACTCCTTTATAGTTCTTGTAGTCCTTGTACCAGCGTTGTACTAAGTATGATACGCAGGATTGTAGATCAGGAAAGTTAAGGAAACCAGCAGTAATGGTGATCCACTTACCATCAATAAACTCTTTAGTCTCATGATCAGTACCAGAACCTTTAAGACCGAAGTAGTTATGGGTACCAGAGGTATGTTTACCGTAGCCACTTTCTAATGCCCACTGTGCAGCTACTACTTGTGGAAACTTAGCTCCTGCCTTAGAGGCTGCAGCTATCACTCCCTCCCAAGTGTTAGCAACAGGAGTTGATGGTTGCGGAGTATTGGTTGGACGGAAGGTCATAAACCAGCCAGTTCCTTTACCTTCTACTTCCCAACGCTTGAGCCAGTTATGCCAGGTGTACTTGACATTCTTACCACCATTGCCGATGGTAACGTAGCCACCATTAACATTATCCATTTCACCGTATGGATCATGGAAGATACCATGTTCCCCATCATCACCGATAAGGAGCATCCAGTGACCACCACCAACGGGATTGGAGACATGGCCTTTATGGAGGATACCTACAGCTACTGGGTAACCAGCTTTGAGTTCGTTGAGTAGATCCCGCCTTGTTCCTTTCTGGTAGAAGGTAGCAAACACACCGTATTGCTGACAGGCTTTTATTTGACTAGTGGAGAATGTAGTGTCACCGTATTTAAGAACTGTTCTCAAGTAATCATCATCTGCATTACTACCCTTTAGGGCATCAGGTAGGAGATATTTGACGGCCATAGCGCATGTAGAGCTAAAGCACATCCGATCTCCATGACCTGTTGCACTATCTGTCTGGGGGTAGTACTGCTTAACTTGCAGCAATACCATGATGATTACTTCCCTCTAAAGGTTCGACGGATACGACGTACTGTGTCATCTTCAGTACGGATCTTACTAAAGTAAGCAGCAGCCATAGAGATGGCTTGTGTAACGCTGTTGGAGCGACGCTTCTTAGTTAGACCGAGGTACTCAGAAGCAATGAATAGGATAAAGAAGGCAAGCGTCTCATAGGACACTTTGATGCCGAGGATGGTGATCATGGTTAGGTTAGGTCACGTGTTTTTGTCATAAGTTTAGCCTTCTACTTCAACGGCAAAATAGTCATAAGTAATAGAATCAGCAGAATTAGCAGTTGTACCTGTCACGACCAAATCAATCGCTGATGCGCTAGCAAGATTGTGCGACAGTGTTCCGGCGCCCATTTCAACAACATTACCGTCTTGAATTAGTTTTCCGTTGACACGTTGATCCGTGTTTCCGCGAATAAAGATTTCGGCTACATATTCCCACCGACCAGCGGCAGTCGTTACCAGTGCGCTCATACTCGTACCAGCAAGACCACCAAGACGAACTCGGAAAGTCTTATTACCGGCAGTACCAGTCACATTTCCACGAGCAATAACACGGATACATTTACCAAAATAAGTTGGACCAGTAATAGTCTGGTACTCTCCAGCAGCAAGAGAGTAAGTGTACATTACGGTTTCAGTTGTGCTGCCACTAATACTCCCTGCTGTAGTTACATCACGATGGCGGACTCTGTTTGAAAGGCAGTTCTGATCAGCACCAAAGTCTTGACCAAAGGAAACGAGCCTCAGGTTTTCGGTGTTTGCATCTGCAGTTCCTACATTGAAATTACAACCAGTTCTTAGGACGTTGCCACCCCTCATCCTGATTGCGACAGTGTTGCGCTTAAAATCAGACCCACTGGCGTTAACTCTCGAATTTACTTCGGAAGAAATCCCAAAGTCATTATCTTCAAATGTAACGTAATCGGCGTGACCTGTAGAAGATTCTCTAGCAGAAAAACCAACAGTGCAGTTCTTTATAATAGGACCACTACTGGTGTCCACAGCGGATCCATCACCAATGGAATGATAACAATTAAATAGAGACCTAATTCCTTCATCGCAATTCTCGATGATACCTCCAACTACTTTTAGTACACAATTACCGTATCCCACAATACCGAGATAGGCATCATTGACGTGTACATTATCAGTAAAGAGCTGCCCCTGCTCTCTAACTGCTAAGGCATATGACGATGAGTTTGCATCATAGTTAACGAACTTTATATCTTTAACAAGAGCTTTGCTGGTTACAAATAAGAAGCCAGAAGTAGCTGGTGTTGCAGGAGAGAATACTGCAGTAGGGACATTTGGGTGGCCACCAACATCAGGACCACTAATCAGTACTGGCTCTTGCGAAGTAAGGCCTTCTGGAAAGTTAACAGAAGTGTTTGTATAAGTTCCGGCGGCCAATAATACTTGCCAGGTACCCGATAAAACTGGTCCGTAATTAGCAAGCGCATCGAATGCCGCTTGGATAGTAGTAGGTTGAGATGAACTCAGCCCATCATTACTAGTAGTGCCAGTAGTAGCTACATAAAGTTTGTTAGAGTTAGTATCTACAGGATTCACATAGAAAGTATCTGAACCACGTTTGACGTTGCCGGATCCTATATGCCTGACCCCGTGAAGATTAGAAATGGAAGTGTTTGTGCTGTAGGATCCACTATCCCAGAACAAGGCTTTGCCAGATAAAAATGCGTAATTAACAGCTGCCTGAATTTCAGTAGTATCATCATCAACACCATTCCCAACAGCACCAAAATCTTTAACACTCACCACATCTTGCAGCTTGGATTCAACGGTGCGCTGCACAGCACCAGTACCGGCCTGGATGAAACCTCCACCCAGGTCGGCTAAGTCACGTGTTTTTGTCATTAGTTTATCTAAAATGGAGGTTTACGATTTAAGTTCACAACAAGTTAATGGACACTTTGATGCCAAGGATGGTGATCATGTCTGTATACGTTAGATGTTATTTGCAGAGACATTGCCAGTACCAGTGCTGACATTTACGTTTGTGGTAAAGCCACGAGTCACGTTATTCCATGCGCCAGAGTAAGTGACTGTGGTCGGCGCAAAGACTACCCCGATCGTAGTTGTCAAACCGCTAGCAGAGTAATAAACAGAGTTTCCGCTGACACTAACATATGAACATGTACCTGTAAGCCTTACTCCGTAGCCAGAAGAACCAGAAGTGTTAGTAATTTCAACACTATTCCCACATATAACAGAAGAATTGCAGTCAGTCAAGATGATACCAACAGCACCAGCAGAAACGGAGTTGCCTGTCACCGAAGCATTGTTGGCAACAGTTACTTCAATACCACTAATGATAGTTGAAGATGACTGCTTTTGTATCGCGTTGCTTGAGACTACCGTTCTGATTGTTTTAAAACCAGACTGTCCCGTAACTCGGATGGGTTGAGCAAAAGAAATAACTCGGTTGCCACTTATTGTGCAATTAACAATATCTGCTGTTTGCGCTGTAACAAAAATTCCGTATTCAGAAGTTTCGTCTCCAATAGAAAGCAAGGTGTTGTCGTTGACAGTGATAGTGCCCGCGCTGGCGGCTCTAGGGTTAATGTAGATGCCCCCTGATGCTGTATTTTTGATAAAGTTGTTGGAGACAGAACCTGTTCGCGCCTCAAAATTGACGCCGTAGTTGCTGGACGAGTTTACGGTGTTGCCAATGATGAAAATGTCTTCTGCACCTGCGTGCGTATCAATCGCATCACCACCAGTTAAACCTGTCGCTTGAGCAGAATCAGATACAACATTATTAGAAAACAAGATACGTCGCGTAATACCGTAGGAAGTAGTGGTGTTGTTATTAGTACTCAAGGAATGCCGTACATCAACAAAGGAGTTGTCAACAGCAGTGCAGTCTTGGCAAGCATCAGCAAATGAAACACCATATGCTTGAGCTGAATGGTTGGACTGCTCAAAGTGACACTTAGTGACCTTAGAAAATACGCAGTCAGTTAGTTGCACATGTACTTTATCAATGTCATAAGACCTGATGTTTTCAATCAGGCAAGCGGATCCGGCGCGAATTCGCAGTCCCAGTATCTCGTCGTTTCCAGACGGACCAATAATGATGCCGTTTCTTATGACAACATTCTTGACTGGCGTGATTTTTTGAACAGTTGCAGAATCGGCTGTTGTGTAACCAACTTGCGTTTCTGTCGTAATGTTCAAGGATGTGCCATTTGGTACGGATTCAACAAAAGTAAGTTCTCCACTCCTAGTGCTGGTTCTAGTTGGATCCCAAATACTATTGGAGTAAATGCGAACCATGTCACCAGTGGCAAAACCAGAAGAAGCAGCAGAAATTGTTTTGTCACCAGCTACTGCGTTTGATGTAAGAGCCACAGCAGCATCATAGGTGCCAGTAAACTGAAGAAGTGGCCCAATTTCGGCAAGGCTGAGTCCCGAAAAGTCCAACGTGGAATTCTGCAGGTCTATCTCTACATTGGACCCAGTGAACGAGCCCAACACTGCGTTGCACTTGTACTTACCACTTGGAAATACGACCTTGCTATTCGACATACTGACAGCATATGTCAGTGCCGCCTGAATAGCCGCCGTATCATTAGCAACACCGTTACCAACCGCTCCGAAGTCTTTAACGGAGACAACATCCCTCAGCTTGCTTTCAACAGTCCTAGTGACTGCACCACTACCAGATTGATTCCAGTAGACATCCTGTGCTTGAGCTGTTGTACCAGTGTTGAGGTTATTGACGCAGATGACTTCAAGAACATCACCAGCAATAAGTGCTACATTAAGTACAATACTAGTGCCATTGTTAGCAGTGTAGTCAGCGTTACGTTGCAGTTGGGCACCATTAAGGTACACCTGCTCACGGTTAGGACTATAACCAAGGGTGCCGCCAGTCGTACCAACACCAGATAACGTTGTCTCGCCACCAACTGCAGTCTTACTCCAACGTGTAAAGCCAGGGATACCACCATTACCGGAACTTGCATCAACATAATCCTTAGTAGCAGCATCACCACTTACAGTTGGAGTAGCTAGGTTATTAATTTGATAACCATTCATATTGAGGTTACCAACCATAGGATTGGAACCATCAACATTAAGCGCGTTGTTGTTAACCTCTTGGGTTACATATAGGTTCTGAGTGAAGTTATCATTCAGGTCCTTTGCTCGAATGGCGGAACCAGAAGAGAAGACAGCAGACAAAGCATCATCATCAGTATCTCGAAAGATACGAATAGAGGCTCCGTTAGCAGGGGCGTTACCCGCAGTAAACAGGACTTGACCACCAGTCTTTGTCGTATAGTTAAGGCTCTGAAGGTTATAGTGAGTACCAGCTGTTTTCAGTACACCACCAACACTTACCTTAATATCAGTAGATTCAAGCCATTTAAAGGTAAAAGAGAAGGGTCCTAAGTTGGACCCATTACCAGTGAATGTATTTTGTGTAGTTGCCATTTAGGGTTATCGGTACATTTGGGTTAGTCGCTCAATCTCTGCTTTACGACGATCAGCAGCCCTGGCAGCATCATCAATACGACCCTGTTTCATAAGGTTCTTATTGGTCAGGGATTCTTGAATAGAACGCCACATCGGTTCATTCTCTTGCTGCATACGCATCTCAGCTGCCTTTTGGGCTTGAGACATGATATCATTCATCACTGAATAAACTTCACTTTGAGCTGCTTGGATCTCCTCAGATGGACGACCTTGAACACGCATAGCACGAATACGATCTAGTTGATCGTTATACTTCTTGTTCTTACTAAGCTTATCAAATTCCTTCCACAGTTGTTGCTCACCGATGTACTTATACAGTACTTCACGTTCCTGTGGGGTGTACTCGTGGTTACCAGTACTATCCTTACGAATCATCTGTACACCATCCCAACCACTATCAATAAGCCATTGTCTCCAAGGTTCTGTACCTTCACTGATCTTAACTGGATTAACAGCATTAAGAGCACGAAGTACGGGGTTATCAATATCATTAAGTGGTTTACCAGTGTAGATATCAATCTGCTCTGGAAGCTGACTGGAGAAACCAGGCAGTCTGTTTTTAACATAACCTATAAGGTCATTGTAGATATCCTTCTGAGAACTGGTAATGGCACTATTGACAACACCAAGAGCACCAGACATAGGAATAGCAGATCGTGCTTCATTAGCAAGGAACCGAGTAATAGCTGTCTCATCACCATCAGCAACGGCAACGACAGGCTCAAGACCAGCCACCCAAGACTTGTTCACAAAGGTAGCAGAAAGTGTCCATGCCAGCTTTTTAACAAAGTCTTCGGTTAAGGTAGAGCCAATATCGCGTGAGTAATAAGCTAGGTCACCAACAAGAGTAAGAATAGTGTCGAGAGGTTCATAACCAGCATAACTGACCCACTTACCAGCAACATTGATGGTCTTAGGTTGCCAACCAAAGTTATCACGAAGCTTCTTACGCTCACCAGCATTAACAGGACCATTGCCACGGATATTACCACCAAGGGCATAGCCAAGCATAGAGGAAGATAGCAGTGCACCAAAGGCTACACGACCACGGTATTCAGCCTCAAGGCCCTTGAAGATAGCCATACCGTTAGGTACACCATCATAAGAAATGTTGTGCTCCATAAGAGCATCTTTGATCTTGTCGATGTCGTCACCAGCCCACAGTACTTTAGAGTACCTGTTCATGCCAGGAAGAGTAGCGATAGGTGTATAAGACATAGCCGCCTTAACACCATTAACGCCAGTCTTTGGGAACATGAAGAATGGCTTTAAGATAGGTAGTTTGTTGATACCACGAGTCAACCAAGTAGCAGTCTCATCATCCAGATTAAGGGAAATCTCTCCAGCAGCATTCTTAGCAGCAGCATCAGTGAGATTACCAAGAGCATCAAAGGACTCATCATAGGCAATCTTTTCAGCCTTGGCTAGCTGTTGAGCCAGTTCAGCACCTTTGTAACCAATACCATAAACCTCATCCCAAGCCCTAGCACGAGCTAGTTGAGAAGCAACAGTAGTCTGTACAAAGGCATCAGCACTAATCATTGCATTAGTACCATACTTAAACCAACGCCAGTTACCAAGGTCATACAAGAACCTAGCAGACCTGTATTGGAAGAGACGACCCCAGTTACCATCCTTTTCCCATACCTGTTCCATATCGGCCAAGGTATCCCAAAGGTTAGGGTTGTAGTCAGTAACAAGGTCTTCACGTGCTAGTTCACGGAAGTCCATAGTTGCATCATTACCCCACTTACCGTTATTCCATGTACGTTTAAAGGTATCCCAGGAATCAGTAAGTGCTCGTTTGTTAACTTGCCAGAATGAACCGTAAACATGGGTAGCTTTACGGAGATCATCAACCGTATTACGACCCATCAACATACCAATGCCAGTACCAAGGAGTGCATTGTTAGTACGAAGGGTAAGTGCAACAGTGTTGCCAGTAATAGCTTTGAGTGCTGAGATACCAGACAACATGTTGTTGTAACGTACTGCCCACACACCTTGTGCAAAAGCATTCAGACCTTCATCACCACTCTTAAGGAGACCCATGGGGCTAAGTTGCTTAGCACTCCACTTCATCAGTTTATCAAGAGAGTCCACATCACCCTTAGACAATGCAAATGCATCAATTAAAGGTTGAGCAGCATCAGGACGATCCCTAGCAATAGTCCTAATCATATCCCGATAGCCTTGGGCTTGGAGATTCTTCTCTTGTACCTTAAGGTCAAACTGTTCAGTAATCTGTCGAATAGCAGTCTCCTTATCAGGTGACTCCTTGAGAAACTTCTGCCAACGATCTTGGTTCTTAAGCGCCCAACCTGCGATGTACTTATTGAGAGCATACTCTTCCATAAGGAAGGCGAGGCGATCACCAAGCATCTCAGTAGTACGGCTAAGGTCAGCACTCTCAGGGAATGCTTTATAGCCCTCAGCAATATCGGCAATCTCACGTCCTACGGTATCCATAGCACGAGCTGATGTTTCAGTAACAACTTGACCGATGTATTTAT